GAAACATTTGTAACCTTTGAGGACATTGACCACTGGGGACAAGGAGTTATCCAAGAAAAGCTAGAAGCCGCTCAGACTTTTGTTGAGAAGGCTGAGACTATCGTCGAAAGCAGTGTCGAAGAAATCGACGAACCCGTCGACGAGCCCGTGCCCGTTGTCTCCGAGGATCAAAGTGATGAATCAGAAACAGATACAGAAGAAGATACAGAACTAGAAACAGATGCAGAACCGGAGGAGTCAGATGAAGAAGAATCATCTAAAGAGCCCGAGCCAGAAAAACAAACAGAATCAGAAGAAGAAGAAGAAAAAGAGTTGGAAGAATCATTGGAAGAAGAGTTAGAAGAAGAAACAAAAGAAGTCAAGGAGGAACTACCTAGGGTAGAAACCCCTTACGAAAATGACACAACAATAGTATCACCAGTAATGTAATGGAATTTTTTACTTATATATTCACACACTATCAAGACAACATACTGGGTATGACATTTGCTTACATTGGTATCATATCAATCGTAGTAATGTTCTTACCTAAGAACAATATATTCTCTAGAATATTTAGAGAATGCGCATCAATCATAACATCCTTATTTAAAAAATGAGCCACGAATACCAATTATTCCCAACAGAAGAGGAAGAGTTTCCTTTGATTCAGTTAGAACCCACACTTCCGGAAACCACAAGCTATGGATTTTTTCTTATCCCGGACGAGCCTAGTTACCTAAGGCAAGAGTTTGACGGCTTAATGTTCGAGGGCGTGCAGTACACTTGGGATGAATTTGACTTTAGACTAGGAGTTGAATACAAGGGATTAGTCCCAGAACCATCTTGTACTTCATTGCTAATGGCGGTTGTCATTGGTATAATGGTAGTACGAAAACTAATAAACAAATAAAATATTATGGCATACGGAAAAAAAATGGGGAAACCTAAAATTGGAGTTAAATCTAAAATGGGTAAAGGTAAACGGAAGAAGTGCTAATGGCTAAGATTTGTAAAAAAGGAATCGCTTGGGCTCGTCGTACTTTCGACAAATACCCTAGTGCCTATGCAAATATGGCGGCTAGTAAATACTGCAAGGACCCGAACTACGCAAAGGGATCTAAACGCAAAAGCAAAAAATAATTATTATGGCTAAAGGAGTAAAACATTATTTCAGAGATGGATCAAAACACACTGGTGGTATGCACAAGATGCCCAATGGTAGTGTTCATTCCGGCAAAACACATACTAAATCGTCTAGGAAACTATATCACCTAAGCGACTTATCTAAAACAGCTAAGGCTAAAGCTAAGGCTTAATAAGTAATGGGTGAGCTTGCAAACTGGAGGAAACAAAACTGGGTACGCATCTCAATTGATGGGTCGATTAAAGGACCTTGCGGAACTTCAAAGAACAAGAAGAACCCGGACCGGTGCCTTCCAATGGCTAAGGCCAAGAGTCTATCAAAGTCCGAAAGGGCTGCAACAGCTAGAAAGAAAAAAGCTGGAGGATCACAAGGCAAACAATTCGTATCCAACACACCCAAAGCAAAAGTAAGAAAAGCATAATGGCTGACAAAAAGAAAATGAAATGCAACGTACCCCGTCGCGAAGTTCAAGGCGGTAAGAAGTTCGTTGTAAAAGCTTGCCAAGGTGGTAAGGAAAAGATTGTTCGTTTCGGTGATGCTAATATGACAATTAAGAAGAATCGCCCGGCTCGTAAGAGAAGTTACTGTGCACGTAGTGCTGGTATTAAAGGAGGTAAGGGAAAACTTTCAGCTAACTATTGGTCACGCAAAGCGTGGAACTGCTAATGCCTAGATATAGTACATACGGAAAATTAGATGACAAGGTTATGGAGGACGGTGACCGTGGCTTCTTGGGTTTTAACAATAGGCTAAGGCCGGATCAGTTAAAGCCGGGCACACTAGCGGATTCACAGAATGGCCGTATGGGTACTAACGGTGAGTGGCAAGTACGTAAGGGTATTGACTTAGTACTAGCACCTATAGCTACTAGTGGAGGGTTAACTATACCTTGCTTCATTAGGGACTCGACTATTAACTCAGCTTCTATTAATTTAAATACACCGTCCTCTGGCAACATACAGATTAACTTTGCGTCAGCTCACGGATTTACTGTCGGTGCTACTGGAGATATTGAGTTAACAAATTTAACCGGCATAGCTCCGGCCGTTGTTGACGGCCCGGTTCCTATAACTGTAGTAGATGCAGATAGTGTAAAGATAACTAACCAGACATACACTGCCGCACCTAGCGGGACTGTAGTACTAGGAATATTAACGATTGATGACGATGCTATTAATGGAGTACAAGGTTCTTGTGCATTCTCTGATCCTAATAAAGATGATAGTCAGTCAATTATACTAGCTACTAATACTAAAGCTATAGCTTATAATTTAAATACAGAAAAAGCTGTTGACCTAACGTATCCGGCCTCTGCTACAGTGGGCAATAATGTGGATATGATACAAGCATTCAGTAAGGTATTTATATTCCGTGATGGTGCTACTGCGTTAGAAAATGAATTAAAGATTTCTACAATAAGTGCAGCATCCGTAGTCGGATCCAGCAATGTATGCACTGTTAATACATCTACTGACCACAATTTATCTACCGGGGATTCTGTGACTATAGCTAACTTGGGATTTTCTACTACTGATCCAAACGGAAGTGGTAAAACAATTACCAAGACATCTGACACTGCATTTACATATTCTTTAACGGCAAGCGGAGATGAAACCTATACGGTTACAAGTGACCCAACTGTGTCTACTGAATTTAAATTAGTAGCAAGTGGTGAGTACACACAACCTTTGTCTATATTTACTGCTGTAAAAGATTTTGCTATTATTAACTCAGTGGGCGGATTGCATACAAGTCAGTCTTTAAATGTAGGTGATGTGCTTACACTAACAGATGACGGCCCTACAGCTTCTTGTGGATTAACGGAGCCTAGTGAATTTATTATTAATAAAACTTTTTCTAGTTCAGCTGCAGTTACAGTAAACGCTGTAGCTATAAGCGGGACTACTTTAACAGTAGGCACAGACGGTGCTCACGGATTATCTTTAAATCAACCCATCTCTTTTACTAACTTACAATCAGATGTAAACGGTAATCAAATAGTATCTAAAGTAAATTCTACCTCTGAGTTTGAAGTAGAGGTAGCATCTACATTTTCGGTAACTGACACATCTGGTAATGTAACCCCGGCAGCCGGAGTGTCATTTGTAATAGAAGCGAACGATATTACTTCTGCTAAAACACAAGCACAAGTACGTGCTTCTGATCCAGTTTTTATCCAAAGAGTTTCCGTAGGTTTGGGGTTCACACATATGCCGGCCCCACCGTTTGCTACATACCACCAACGTAGATTGGTAATGCCTTTTAATTATACCGTTAATGATGCGGCAAATAGTTTTACCGCTAACGGAACATCCGACCAAGTGATAGCATCCGACATACTGGACTCAGATACTTATGATCAGATATATGCTAACTTCCGATTCAATGCCGGAACAGCTGACTTTATCAACGGTTTACATTCTTTCTCAGATGATACTCTTATTGTATTTAACAGAAATAGTATTCACTTAATACAAAATAGTACGGTACTCAACCAAGCTACGAGCAAACTATTGACTGACGAGATTGGATGTTTAGCACGTAAGTCAATCCAACAGATCGGTAATCAGATTTTATTCCTATCTGACAATGGAGTATATGGCATTGGGTTTATCGAGGGATACCAGCTACGTGGTATACAAGTCCCGTTGAGTGAATCAATACAAGCAACTATCGATAGGATTAACAAAGAGCATAGGTCGAAAGCACTCAGCGTTTACTTTGATAACAAGTATTACTTAGCTGTACCATTAGATGACTCTTCATCTAACAATGCTATCATTGTATATAACTTTTTAAATCAACAGTGGGAGTCAGTCGATACCGTTAGCGTTGCTAATTATTCTATAGACAATATGTTTATTGCCGGAACGGGGAATAACATAGGGGTTTATACCACCAATGTATTAGGAGGAATCAACAAACTAGAATCGCGTGTTGATAATATTGACCAAGTTATTACGGTAATAGGTGGAGCTACTCAGCAACCACAGATACAAGGGTCCGCTAGTACTCGACAATTTACTTTTAATACACTTGATAGAAAAAAGTGGAGGTCATTTGATATGCACGTTGAGTCATCCAGCCAGAGTCAATCGGACTTTGATATATCGGCTGAGTTAGAAAACCTTGACAGAACTGTACCGGTAGGTACATTAAGTGGATTCAATGGAACAACTCTGGATCCCGGATCTGACGTTTCAATACGTGGAAGATTAGGAAATCCACGAGCATATGGTTTACAATTAACAATTAACAATACAGTCGGCCGTCCTATTCTACGGGCAATAAAGGTTGACGGAATAGAATCATTTAGATCAGTAGATAAGGCAGAATAATATGGCTGGAGTAGTAACAAAAGGAACAGAATACGCTAATGGAAGTCAGATAACTTCCTCTAATCTTAACGCTCTTGTAGACGATGCAAAGTTTTCATCCAACGCAGTAGACGATGGGTCAACCGCATTGAATGACTCAGCTATCCCGGCTATCATCGTTAAGAACGCTGGTATATCAGCTGTTAAACTAGCTACCGATGCTGTTGAAACAGCTAAGATTAAAGACGGTAACGTTACCAAAGCTAAGATAGAGAACGTAGCTGATTATAAAGTATTAGGAAATGTTTCTGGTAGTGCTGCTGCTCCGGCTGAGGTCGCAATTCTAGATCAAGACACAATGTCTAGTAATAGTGCTACATCATTAGCTACGCAACAAAGTATTAAGGCATATGTTGACGGAAGAACTAACACGGCTATCAGTATACTGGCAACTGCTCACGAAATAACATTAAGTGTTGAGGGTACTTTTGTTGATTTAAGTACACTAACAACAGCGATAACAACTAAAGAAGCGGACTCTACCTTTATAGTAAGTGGTATGATAAACATTGGTTACAAAGATAGTGGTTCTAATTATTTGTTTAAGATTCAATACAAAGTAGGGAGTGGTGCTTACCAAGACTTATCGACTAATTTACCTACCTCAGCCGGAAGTAGGCTTACGGGTCATTTTTCTTCGACACAATCGGCAAACAACGATGATCATTTAGAGGCAATTTCATTTATGGTACCATTTGTAGACCCGACTTATTCAGTAGGTGATGTGCTTACATTTAAAATACAAGGAACTGATGTTACCGGTACGGATAATATTTTGCTTAACCGAGAAGACCAAGATGGTGACGATAATGACCACCGTAGGGCAATATCAACTCTTAAGGTAGAAGAAATTTAATATGATTGCAGAGGAGCGTGTGTCCATTACTACGGACAATGAGTTACTCAACCTAGCAGTAGCTGCACTCGAGGATACTACTAACCTTGATTTCATAAATTTTGTAGACAAGGTCACTGATTACTGCGTAGAGAACGAGAACGGAAAAGTATTTGACCAGTGGGATCGTAAGACTTTACGTCAGTTGATAGCTTACCATCAAGTAAAAGGAACTTTAATTGTACTCAATGATTCAGAAAGAAATATAGCTGGGGTCTATATGTGGTATAATTGTGATAAAGAAGACGGCTGGAGTTTTGTTTATAACTGGGAGGAAGATAAACCTAGGGGTGATACAATATTTATGGCCTTCTTGTTTTCATCAACTACTCAAGCACTCAAGAAACTTGTATTAAAATTTATAGAAAAAGAACCGGACTGCTTACATAAGTCATTGGTCGGTAGCCGGCACAGACACGGTGAGCCTACCAAGATTTCTTATAAACAAAATATATTTACTAAATTACTTAAACTAAAAGATTGATATGGGAGGAAAAGGAAAAACACCACCACCGATAGACCCGGGAGAAGCATCCGGAAAATATTTATTCGGACAAGACTTCAGTTCATTCAGTGGTATTACTGACCCACGCTTGCAAGAACGAATCATCGGCGCTGAAGAGCAGTTCCGTCCTCGTTACGCTGCACTGGAGTTAGCTGATATCAATACATTTGCACAAGGAGCCGTTGACCCAGAGACCGGAGAAAGAAGTGGCGGGGTATTTGATTTACTAGCTGACTCATCTAGGCGTGCCGGTGATTTACAAAGAGAACAACTGGCTCAACAAAGGGCTGATGATGTATCTGCTTTACAAGAATTTTCTCCACAAGTAGTGGAAGCCTACAGAGCGGCTGATCCTTTTTCTACTGCTATTGCTGACAGAATGTCTCGAAGAGCTTTAGGCCAACTGACACCAGAAGAAGAAAGAAACGTACAGCAACAAGCTCGGGCCGGAAGTTTAGCACGAGGTAGAATCGGTGATGAATCATCTGTGGCTAGTGAAGTACTCGGGAGGGATACATATACAGCTCAGTTTGCACAGCCGGCATTTGCTATGAATCGACAGATAGCCGGTGACTTGGGCTCAACCATTCTTGGTAGGCCTTCTCAGTCAATTCAATTAGGTGGACAGATGTTTGGGCAAGCACAAGGGCTAGCGTCCGGAGCAATGGGTCCTCAACTGTTTGATCCAAATGCTGGTATCAATATGGCTTTACAACAACGCGGTCAAGATATGTCACTGATGGGAGCTCAAGCACAAGGACGGGGTGCTATGATCGGTGGAGCTCTAGGTGGATTCGGATCCATAATAGGAGGAATGGATTAATATGGCTTTTCAAACCGGATCACAAATTAGACCAGAACTAGCTAGGGCTGACGTTAGCGGATTCGCTACCGGAGGTGCACTTATAGGGGCCGGTATTAAAAATGCTGTAACTGGCTACGTTAAAAAGAAGAAAGAAACTAAGCAGTTAAATGCTGGTATCGATAGTCTTTGGAATTCAAGCCAAGGTGACAGCCGGACTGCTAAAATGATTCAAAGATTTTTAGGTCCAGAGTTCGGGGAGGCTAGTGAAGCGGATCAAAAGGGTGCTATAAAATCTTACATAAAGTCAAGAGGAGGGCCAAAGGAGGCTATGCAATTCTTGGATAAAGTTAACATTGCTGTTGTATCAGCAGAAATAAAGGCGGAAGCAGATGAGGCAAAACGTCAAAGAACACTAGGTGGCACTACAGCATTGAATAAAACTCAGTCTGCAATAAAAAACGCTGGCTTTATAATTACGGCAAACGGTTTAGAACAAGCTAGTAAATTTAACGACAAGACGGGATTCTTCGGTGGGTTCAATTCAGTAAGCGATGAGGACGCAAGGAACAATCCTCGTTTAAAGGCTATTCACGATAGTAATCCTATAATATTTAATCAGTTGTATCCCAACCTTTTTCCGGTTAATGAACCAGCAGCGGCACCAGCAGCCGTTGGACTAAATGGTGGAACAGACCAAGACCAAGAAGCACTAGATTATATTTTAGCTAATCCAAACGACCCGAGGTCAGAAAAATTACTGAAGTCTTTAACCGACAGAAATTTGTATAACTAATGGCTTTTGATCCCGATGCTTATCTCGAAAGTGTTTCATCTGTCTCTACTCCTACGGATTTAGATAGCGAGTTTGACCCCGATGCTTACTTAAAAAGTGTTACGCAAGAAGGCTTGGGGGGTGACATTATCAAATCCTTTGAAGTAGGTGCTCGGCAAGCTGAATTAAGGGGACGGGCTGGTAGCATAGAAAATTTAGTAAAGGTAGCTGAACAAGCCGCTCCTACATATTACAGTACAGTACCTATGATGGGTGCTCCGACTATGTCTCCTAGACAAATGGAGGAAGAGGGGATTGAACCCGGCAAACCAATAGGTGCACCGGATCAAGATTTGATGAACAAAAGTTTATTGTCATTAGCTGAAGACCTTAGAGTAGAAGCTGACGCTATGGGTAGCACTGTAGGACTTGACTCAGATTTTGAACAATCATTTCCGGGACAAGTAATTAAAGGGATGGGACAATTTGCACCCGTAATTTTATACGGACTCATAGGTGGTCTGCCGGGACTTGCAACACAAATATCCGGACAGATGGATACTGAAGCTTTGCAAGAAGCGGAGAGAACTACTGGTAAAAAGTTTGCTGATATGTCCGATGAGGAACAAAGCCAAACTAACTTAACCAGATTTGGTCAACAGATAATAGGTACTGGTTTGAATATGTTTGCTTTTAGTAAACTTCTACCTACTGGACTTAAATCAAAAGTAAATAATTTCTTAACAAAGAAGGGTTTACTTAAGAAGAATGAATTTCAACAAGTGGTTAATACGTTACGAAAAGATGTAGCTACTTCTATGTTAGCTGAGGGTTCTACGGAAACCGCTGAAGCTTTCTCTTTGGATTTACTTACTAAGTTTAGTGGGTTGGATTCAAGGAGGGAAATACTTTCTTTAGAAAATGTTAGGGAAAATATGTACCAAGGTTTAGTAGGTTCGTTTTCTGCTGGTGGTACTACCACTATAGCTGGAGGTAGCGGAAAGTTAATGGCCAAGATAGGTAATATTGAAGTACCAGTAGGTGAAACTCCAGCCGTTAGTGAAACCGAATTAGGAAACAAGAAACAATTCTCCGTAAAATATACTAAGGATGGCCAAGAGGTTATCAGTGATCCTATCGAAGCTGACTCACTTGAGGGTGCACAAAATGTTGTAGAAGAATCAGTAGGCAAACTGGATGGTGTACCTAAGGAAAGTATTATAGTAAGTGAAATTAAAGTAGAGCCCAAGGTTGATCCCACTGTTGAGCCGGAGGCAGAAGCCCCAGAGACACCTCAAGAAAGACTTGCTAAAACCTTTGCTGTATCTGACTTAGCTAATGAATTATACACTAAAGCTACGGGTGAAAAATACGCGTTTAGGACTGGCGACCGCGATTTATATCTTGAGATGGAGGCTGAAGCCGAAAAGATTCTAAAGAATAAAGAAGCTGTTGAGCCGGAGGTAGAGACTGAGGTAGGTACTGACTTTGCTCCTACAGAAACTGTTGGTATATTCGGGGAGGACGTTGACTTAGATACAATGGATCTTACCGCGGAACAAAAGGCTGATATTCTAGCAATAAGAGAACAAGTAAGGGCTGAAGCTAAAGAAATAATAACTGCACTAGATGATACCACTGAAGATACTACTGCTGGTGCCTCTCAGTTAGATCCGGTAAATGAATTTAAAGTAAGGAGAGCTCAAGAGCAAGCAACGAAGGATGCTCCCTACAAACCTAAGCGTCGTAAAGAATTATACGCTAAGCTAAGAGAGTTAGACAAGCGTGCGTTCGATGCACTAGCTACCGTCAATCCTTTTGTAAGAGAGCGTGGGTACACACCTACATCTGAACAAGACTATGATAGTGAAATAGATATGAGACTAGAGGATGCTGCTTATATGGCAACAGTTCCTCAAGTGTCTGCGGCCGGAGTTCGTTCTCCTATTGCCGGTGCTTCTCCTATACAAATTTCAAATGCTACTACAAATAGAGATGACGGTAGGGTCGTAGAAGAAAATGGAAAGGTAACTAAGTTAGTTCCGGATGGAGAAAAATTGTATGAAATAAAAACTAGAGTAACAACATCTGTCCGTGGTTCTACAAAAGCAGTGGGCAAACCTAGTGCTGAGTTCCAACCAGTAATAAGGTATGTTACAGCTAAGAGTTCTAAAGAAGCTAGGCAAAAATATAAAGATACCCCGGATCCGGCTATTGATGAACAGAAAAAAGATTCACGTGCTAATTATCCTAGCAATGTTCAAGATCAATTATCGCAAAGAGCTACATCTGAGGTAAAGGAAATAAAGGATTACGACAATAACGACAAAGCTATTATAAGAAACTTAAGGGATTCTAGTGGATTTGTATTTTTACCAGATACAGAATTTGGCATTGATCCTTTGATAAGAGGTGAACAACCAATTGTAGCTGCTTCTCAGAAACAACAGCAGTCCCAACAGCAAGGAGTAATCGCTGAGGCTGTAGCTAACCTACAGAAGCTAGCTGATAAGCTAGGGGTAAAGGTTGTCGCGCGTACTGATATAACTAGGGATGCTCAGTATAACTACGAGACCCAAACTATTGAGTACAACCCGGAGCTATTAGCTAAACGTGGTAGCGAGGGATCTAAGGCCGCACTACGTGAGGAGGCTATTCACGCGGCTATGCACAAGGTGATTATGAAACGTTACCCTAAGCTGTCAGCTCGGGCTGCGTTTGAAAAAGCAATGGCCAACATCGGTAAGGATCTTACCACTGAGCAGAAACTTTTATTACAAGAAGTATACGGTGAGTTAGATACTGATACTGACTTCGGTGCTGAGTATTCTAGGTTTGCTATCCAACAAATACTGGATGGTAAAACTACTGAGGGTACTATGTTTGAAGGCAAAGCAATGGAGAAGGTTAAGTCCCTTATCAAATCCGTTCAGTCCTACCTTACTAGAATTATGGGGCCCGAGCTTGAGTCCAACAAGGAGGCAGCGTTTATTATAGCTGACTCAATCAAGTTACTACAGTCAGTGGATCCCAATGCTAGGCCGGTGAACCAGAAGATTGTAGACAAGGCTAACTCAGTACTCGAGGAAACTAATAGTTTAGATGCTTCAAGGATTACTAACCCGGCCAATGTACCCGAAGGCAAGCTACCTTCTTATCAGAAACGGCAGATGGCAAAGCTCTTGAGCCAAGCCGGAAGAAAAGCAAAAAGATTTTTACAAACAGCCAGTATGTTCTTTAGAGATATACACGTTGAGATACAAACAGAACTAGTAAGGCATTTTAATAAAATAGATACAGCTCAGACTGAGGCTACTAGAGTACTAAGAAGCTTTCAGCTAGGGTTGATAGGTATCAAAAACAAAAAGGATAAGAAGCGGTTACAAGTATTATTAACATACAGCCCTAACACTGACAGTGTTAACAACTCCGAGAGAGATACTCTAATCAATGAGCGTAACGCATTGCTACGTAAGTATAATCTGTTGAATGATTTTAATCTACTAGTAAGGCCGTTGTTAGATAAGCTTCACCAACAAGCTATTGCTAGTGGTCAAGATGTAAACTATTTGTTTGAGTACTACCCACGTCGAGTAAAGGATCTCGAAGGGTTAATGAATTACTACGGTCAAGCTGTGTCAGAAGATTTTGTTGAGTACCTTAAAATAGAAAACAAACGCAGACAAGGGGCCGGAGAAATACAGATAGTAACAATGGAGCAGAAGGCGGTGGAGTTACAAAAATATTTGCGTAAGAAAAGTTTTGTTAACTCATCTAAGATACCGGCTAATTTCAAAACAAGGACTAGCAATATGTTAACCGAGGCGGAGCTTGAGTTCTACGAGGATCCATCTAAAGCACTCGGGCAGTACGTGTCATCAATCATAGTAGCAAATGCGGAGCAAGAACTATTAGGTAAGGCGAGGAACGCTACTACTACACCGGTAACTATTGACGGAAAGAACCAAAATGTTATTGACCTCGAGGATTCTAGTGGATCATTGCCATTGAAGATTGTTGAGCTTTTGGACCGTGGCGAGATTGATAACACTAAGTTCCTTGATCTTCAGTACGGGTTGACTCAATTGTTTGGCCCGAATAAGAGTTCAGAAAATATGTTCTTCGAAATGTCTAGAACATTTAGTTATGGTTCCCTTCTGGTTCAGCCTACTACTACACTGTCTCAGTTATATGACATAGCTTTTATAAGTATGGACAATAACATAGCTCGGGTAATGGCTACATTGTTTACCAAGAAGGACTTTACTTTACGTATGGCCGGCATCAATACATCTACTGTAAGTGCTGAGTTTGTAACTGATCCCAAAGGTAGGGGTGTCAAAAAATTTATGAACGATGCCGTAAGGACAATGCTTAAGGCCGGTGGATTTACTCGTATGGATCAGTTGCTTAAGGAAACTAATCTTACTACTAACTATAACAGAATGAAACGAGTAAGTAAGTTGTCTCCTAATAGTCGTGCGTATAAAAATCTTCGTAAGGAATTAATTTATATGCAAGGTGAGGCCGATGCTGATCTTACACTAGGTGATTTAAAGCAAGGCATACACGACTCACCCCGAGTACGTGAGGCAATCGTAAGAAAATTATTAGAGACACAACCTATCAATCGATTGGAGATGCCATTAGTTGTAAGCGACAACCCGAACTGGCGTATGGCATACACGATGAAATCGTTTGTTATTAAACAAGCAAACTTAGTAGGCAATAGATATCTTGCTGTAATCTTTAGCACTAAATCTAGCTTAGGTGAAAAGAAGGATGCAATACTAGGTCTTATGTACTTAGCATTCTTGTTTCAGTTAGTAGGATTCCCTATTGATATACTTAAGGCTTTGATTTCCGGACGTGACATATATCAGAACGATATTGCTGTAGACGGTCTGTTTAGAATAGCCGGTATATCTTCATTTACTATAGGTAAATTTGCTGATGATCCATTTGGTACTGTTGCATCTTTCGTTGCACCAGTAAATTTTTCTCAAGGATATCAAATGAGTAATGATTTTATAAAGGTAAGGGATGGAGAGCAATCCTTTATGGATCCTTTCCTTAAATTATCTCCTTACTCAAATGTGTGGTACTACCGTTACGGCCCCGGAGTATTCAAGGAAGATAAGAAACGATTCTACAAACGTAGAGCCGGTGAGCTTCCTATATATAGGGATGACCCGTTGGGTGACGCAGTGATTACTCCTATGAAGGAGGCCATCTATGACCCAGCATTGAAATCCATTATGGATTTAATTAAGCAATAAAAAACCCAGCCCTTTAAAAAATTTAAAAAAAAGGACTGGGCTTTAACCATTCATACGTACAACACACAGTACATAACTATAACATAACTGAACCTAACCAGTTAAATCTACTACCTCTGCGTCCTCGACGTACACGAATCCTACTGGTTTA